CCCAGATAAGATGACCCCGACTTCAGGATATTGGTTCGGCTCTTGGCCATGATAGCCTCCTAAGATACCGTCAGGTTATAGGTTGCGGCAGAAGCGCCAGCACCCCGCGCCTGGAAAGCGATACGCATCGAGCCAACGATCTTGGTCACATCGTCTTCAATATCTTCCGCCGTCTTGAACGTGATCTGACGTTTCCAGACCATCGCCCAGTAAGCCGGGTAGACAATAGCCAGGCGCCCCTTCACGTTGTTCGCAGCGGTGGCGGAAATCTTCCCCGCCGTATTCGCCAGCGCCATCTTCGCGCTGGCCAGATACGACACGCCATAGATCATATTCAGCATCCCAGTCTGGGTTGTGCCGCCGTCGGCCTTCTCGCTATAGGTTTTCACATCGGCGAATTCCAACGCCTTCAGCCGGGTAGTGATGTCGGAGATGAACAGCAACTTCTCAGGATCAGCCGCATTGGCAACCGGGAGCAGACGCTGGGTTGCCAGGAAGTCGGAACTGTCGAAGGTGGTGCCATCCCGTGATGTGCTGCTGCCGGTCACCAGCGCGTATTTCAACACGCCGTTGGTCACCAGGTAGTCAGGGGCGCTTGTGCCCGATGCCGGTGTGCCATCAATCAGGTTGATGTTGGTACTGGCGGTGGTGTCACTGTCGGCATTGAGGAACAGGGATTCCAGTTCATTCTGGGCGCTTTCCTCACATTGGCGGTTCAACTGAGCCAGCGTGGGAATGATCGAATCTTCAATCAGTTCCGTAGCGACCAGAATGCGCACCATCGCCTTGCCCGGTGTGACCGTCACGTTGGCGGTTGTCGCCTGGGTCGCTTCGACCAGCGGGGTTGAATCGCCTGCCGCGTTCACACTGCTATTCACGGCGGCGCTGTACCAGGTCGGGTCTGACCCTTCCAGCATCACCACCGCGCTGCTGTTGCCGTCGGGCACTTCCTGCACCCATAACCCGGCGCTCTCCACCGCGCTCATGATCCGACCAGCGCGGGCGATTTCCCACAACTGAGACGGGTAAAACGTGCCGATCCAGTCATAGCCTTCCTGACTGGCACCCGTGCCCATGATTTCATTGGCGCGATACGCGGCGTTACGTGCCGCCCGGTAATTGCTGGGGTCTTTCCAGCCCGCATAACCACGATCCACCTGCTCAAGCGCCTTCTTGCGCAGCGCCTGATAGTAGTCTTCCGATACCGGGCGGTTATAGCCATCGGTATGGGTTTTGTGTTGGGAGCGCAGAAGCAGGTAGCCCAGCGCCATCTGTTTGGCGTCCAGGTGGTCATAGCGCAAGTCCTGCATGTTGCTAATCCGTGCGTTCCCGCCGCCCGTAGCATCGCCTCGCGGCGCGCCCTGTTGGGGCGGGGCAGCCATGCGCGCGCTCAAGAGCGCGTTCTGACGCCGCAGATTGTCGCGTTCGTTCCGGGTACTGCGCGCTTCTTCCTGCAATTCCTCATGGGCGCGCTGATCCAGGATCGCTTGCAATTTCTCAACGAACTGGGCGCGTTCTGATGCCGCCGCCTCTTCCGGGGAAGCAGGCGCTTCCTCTGGCGGTTGCAGCATCTCAATCGCGGCCTTCAGTTCCTCAGCCGTCACGCCAGCGTTGAGCAGGGCCATCATCACATCTTCTAATGAGGCATCTGCCGGCAGACTGGCAAGAATCTCCATTACGTTCATTTCTCGATTGTCCTTTATTGTTAGTGGGTTTACAGTAGTGCCCTGTCCAGGGTTTCCGCCCTGCTGTATAGGCAGCGCTGGCGGCGATGCTTCGGGGGTTGCGCCCCGCTCTGATCGTACCAGTTCTACATCCGGCATCCGGTGTTCAGACGGTAATGCCGTGAGCGATACTTCGGCAACAGGCCATACCTTAAATGCCCCGTCCTCGTAAAAATCCCCGATATAATTTAACGTGCCTGATGAGGTGCGCAGCTTGCCTTCTGGCGTCCCATGCTGGATTTCGGCAACTACTCGCTCAAAGTAAGGGCTGCTCTTATCCAGCCGCGCTTCAAAAGCGATCCCAATCTCATCAAACCAGATTTTGTAAATTTCGCCGATGCGTTCGTAGGTAATCGCCCCGTCCATGCCGTGTTCGTAGCGCAGGGCGATAGGCAGTAAATCCAAATCCATTTCCGGCGGGCGCTGCCGGTCAAACCAGGTGTTATAACTGTCCCGTTCGTCAGGCGTGCCCCAGATGGCGACATAAGCCCGGATGATACCTTCCAGCTTATCGACTAAGGCTATCGCCCGACTGCACCGGATCAGTGACCGTCCATCGCTCAACGCCGCTTCCCACTCGGAAACCGCCCGGCGGATAGCGTCGTCTTCGCTCATGCCCTCGCCAATCCAGCCTTCAATCGCCCGCCACATATCCAGGGCAATCGCCACCGCCTGATCCTGGGGGTAATTTTCACTTATCAACAGCTTGATCTTATCTGGGATTTGCTCTTTGGTGATTTTGCCAGACATGTTTCTACCTTGCGCTATTACACTGTCTCTACACAGAGCCTACGTAAATATTCCTTACCATACTTTTTTACGCCCCTATAATAAACAACCCTGACCCGCTCAACATCCTGAATTGAGGCATAGTTACCCCAACGCTCAATACAATATTGCCGACATGCCTCTATCACTGAACACCCTGTGGCATCTATTAGATTAAACACGCCTACAACTAACCTTAATGATCGGTCAGTCATATCTCGATTTCGTTCACCCTTGCCGCTCACCTGCTCTTTGGTGATTTTGCCGCTACGATTTAACATTAGGCACGCCATCCCATATAATACTCGCTGTCGCATTGGGGGATACCCATATGGAGGCGGTAGTATCTGGATAAACCCAGTCACTGATCGTATCCGGCGGTGGGTTCAAACGGTTAAGCCGATAATTCCAATCAACAACCCCTTGCAGTTCCTTATTCCGTTCTTCCAACATCTCAAGACGTTCATTCAACCTGTCGATCTGGGATTGAAATCCACTCAGATCATAAAGAGGTGTAAACGTAACTTTGTCGTACATGATCTTTATTTTAGGCAATCCCCATCTCATCAAAACCTCCCGTTCGCTCTGGCGCTCACTTATTGAACCGAACTGGCTTTTGCCCTTCATAGGCCGGTTCAAACTGAATGCCATGGTCGCCATCTATCGGCTCGCTATGGTCATTTTCCATCGCCAGCACCTCATCCGGAATGCCATCGGGGAATGCTTCACAAGTCGCGTCTTCATGCTTGTGTTTACAATAGACACAAACTGTTATCTGGATTGTTCCTTGCTGCCAACCGTAATAGCCGGTTCTATCACTACTCATCAGGTATGACCTCCATAACAATACGGCTGTTTTTTGTGCGTGATCCTGGCTTGACATCTAAGATACGAAATTGCTGTCCACGTCCCAATAGAAATTCAGACTCATTATGTCCAAACGCCGAATGTGACCCCACATACGCGCCCCGTGTTTTCTTCGGAACGCGAATTTCATAATCAATATTCCCGCGAACAGCCCCGATGTTTTTCGTAGAAGTGGAAGTATAGCCAGGGTCTTTGATAACGCTCCCCTTTAATGCTTTTAACTCTTTCGATGATAACTGCCCGCCATTAGGAAGCCCGCCGCCAAAATCCCGCCGGTATACCACAATATCCTCATCTAACGAGCGTTTGTCTAAAACAGCATCCATTCTTTCGGTCGCTTTTTTAGTCTTAGCACTAGGCTTTTTACCATCTACACCCCGCAGCTCGCTGTTAGTGTCAATATATCCCTCGCTGGTATAATCGGTGATAGCCTCTACCTGAGCCTTCCCCTCCTTACCAGAGCTTTCAATGCTGGTGAGTTCATTATCCCACTTCTTTTGAAAAGCCTCATGATCCTGTACGGGCTTGTAATCCTTCACCCCCGTATCGAAAGATTCTCCGCCCGTCTTCCCTTCATATTTCTCTTTTTTGCCTTTGCCCTTATCCCCACCATCGCCGCCACCCCCCGCAGGTGCGAACTTGCCATCGGGGTCGCGCGGGTGTTCCGGTTCTACAAAAGCGCGCTTATCATCACTTCTCAGGAAGGTGCCCGCAGCGCGGGCATTCACCTTCTTCAGTGTATGGTTGCATTCAAAGCCGCCACAGATCGTGTTCTGCCCAACTGTGCCCATCAGCAGGTTATGCGCCTTCCAGTCTTTCATCCGGTGCACCTGCCCCTCAAGGCGGATGCAATCCGCGCACGGCTTCAGGCTGCGCCGCGTCCGAACGCATTCGTACATGCCGTTTTTATCGGCGCTGACCAACCCGCTGCTGTAGGCCGGGTTAATCGCCCCTCGAAACCACTGCGCCGGTTTGCTAACCAGTTGGGCATCGCTCAACTTGCCGGAAAATATCTCGGACGTGAAACCGCTGACAAAACCGTTGGCCTTCTCGATAAGCGTGGCAATCTCTTGTTTGTCTTCCTCAGTAGTCTCGCCATCCAACACGCCACCGTCGATCAAGCCATCCCGGTAGGCCAGGAAGATAAAGCGCCGGTTCTCTGCCCGGATCAGCGTGCCCAGCCGCCGCCGGTCGATGTTCCCAGCCACCGCCTCGCGGATCAGGTCTTCCATGACCGACTCGTAGTCCAGGCGCGTCGCCTGAATCGCCCGCGCTTCCAGCAATCCCCGCGCCTGGGCGAAGACCTCAACCAGGTTGGGCGCGTCTTCCTTCAGCGCCGCCGATACGTAATCGGCCACATGCTGGGGCAGCTCCAACACCTCGAACTCCACCGGCACGCCCCGCTTGTGGGCGCCCTGCGCCTTACGCTGCCAGGCGCGCAGTTCGTTGCGCTGTCGCTCGGTGACCCGCTTCACCTGCCAGCTATAGCGCAGCACGTCATCCACCATCAGGCTCAGGTTATCCACGACCAGCGGCATCGCCGCCATCGCCGCCGGGACATCGGCTAAGCCGCGCGCGCGGCAGAGAACAATCCCCTGGGTAAGCGCGGGCGTAGTGACCGCTTCAAAGTCCTGGGCTAAAGTATCAGCCAGGGCATCGCGCATGGCCGTAAACGAAGCCGGGGTATCCACCAATAACCGGACAGTATCCCCGCTATAATCGAATGCGCCCGTCCACAATTCCACCGGCGCGGTGTTGGGCATATTGAGCGCATAGATCAGTTCCCCGGCCAAGGCCGGCGTGCATTCTTCCAAAGTGAGCATATCCAGTCGCCAATCGCTATCGGCGACCCACTCCGCCTCTACCGTGCTGTCAAAGGCTTTGGCCAATTCCCGCCGCGCCATCTTGAGCAGGTTGTGATGGGCGAAAGTGGCCGACAGACCGGCGCGCATCTTCAGCCCGTTTCCCCGCGCGCTGTCCGGCAGGGATAACACCGCCTTCGCTGCCGGTGGGGCAGGCGGAGCCAATTGGCCGGGAAGTGACTGGCCAAACATAGGCTGCTGGGGTGGCGCTTGTTGCGGCGCGGCGTTTTCTTCCAGCACCGCCAGCAGCGCACTCTCTGGGATAGTCTTGCCATCGACAACCCGCATGTTCACCGCCGGTAAGGGCAAGCCGACCAACTGGTTGAACTGGAGCGAGTTAATCAATCCAGCACTCCACAGGGACAGCGGTTGCCCAGCCGCGTCTTGCAGGTACAGCCGTTCGTCGCTGTTCTCGCGAGGCGGATAGCCCAGATGATCCCGCAGTTCGTCATAACCCCAGGCGTTGCCGTTGACCAGGTTTAAGCCGATACTGGCCCGGTCGTTGGTGACATCGGAGACGCCGGGCATCCCCCGTTCGTTGGTCTCGATGATGTAATAGTTGGGCGGCGAGAAGTCCACCGCCGCCCATTGCCGGGTCAACTCGCGGGCGATTAACCGCCCTGCCGGGAACACCGCGCCTTCGATGCTGGCGCGCAGGGTATCGTCAAAAGTGCTGCGGGCATTCAGCCCGGCGCTGACATCCCCTAACCCCAACACCGCCGGGATAATCCGATAAGCAGCGATGATCTTCTGCTTGGCACTGTCGTCCAGGCTGTCCATCGCCAGATCTTTGGGCGCGACCTGCAAGGACGTGTAGGCGGCTTCGTTATTCACAATGGCGGTCTTATGCGCCTGCGCCGCGCCCCTGAACTGGTGGCGCCACTCATTCTTGGCCTTCTCATAATTGGCCGGATCAAGCGGCGGCTTAAAGGTCAGCATACCGATGGGCATCGCCTGGTTAAAGAAGAAACTCACCGCATGAGTAGCGATACCCTCCTGGATACCGGCCTGCACGAAGGCCGCCTCGGTGGGCGATAACGGGTTGCCATCGCCGGTATAACTGTACCTGGAGATGTAAATCACCTGATGCGCCCCAATCCGCTGGTTGGGACGGAATACCTGATATTCCAGAATTTCGCCGCTGGCCGGGTCGACGCGCTGCTGGATGTTGTTGGGATTGACCACTTCCAACCCGGTCGGGAACCCGGCCTCATTATACTGCTTGCGGATGAACGCCTTGCCCCAGACATTGAGCGAGCGGGTGGCTTCATCCATAATCTGCGCCGCCTGATTGTCCAGAAACCAGGCGAACGGCGATGCTCCCTGGATCTCGCCGCCTGCCGTGACCTGCAAGGGCAGCATCGACGCCTGATCGGCCAGCCACTCGATACAGGCGTACATGACCACCACCGAGCCGATGGCATAGGTCAAGCCCCGGTCAGAGACACCGGACGCGCCCCGCTGCAGGTTGCGGAAATCCTGTTCCAATGTGGAGCGGATCGGTAACCGGTCATTTTCAAAGTAGAGGGTATCGCCCACCGCCAGCGCCACATTCACCGGCGCGCTGTGCGTTTCCTTCCGGCGCAATCGCGGAAATTGCATGTTAGCTCCGATTATTCAAAAACGTGCACGTGGAGATGAGCGTCCGTGTGGTACGTCTCAAACCTCGCCCCGCGCCCTTTAGCCTTGCGCAGCAGGTCAACCATCGCCGCCTTGTCAATTTTGACATACAGGACAACCTCGCCGAATTTCGCGGCAACCACCAGTGTAATCTTATGACCGCGCAGCCAGATGATTGCGAAGGTCGGGTAGGGGGTCATCACGGGAAAAATGGGTTTCTTCACATCAACCAAACCGCAAAGCGCTTTCCACTCTGAATAATCCAGCGCCGTCTCCTCTTGCCCCAAAAACGGATTTATCCCCTCAACAGAGGTTATCTTCACCTGCGGATTAAGTTTCATATCAGCCTCCTATACCCAGTCCATTGCGAACGTCGGCGCAACTGTTGACCACCAGGCCAGGATAATCGCATCGGCATGGTCGGGGGATCGTTTCAGGCGCCGCTTAATATCGTCTTTGGCTTCCAGTTGGATTTTCCCCCCTACAATCTTGTAACGCGCCGCGCATAACTCCACCCGCAACTCGCGGTCATCAGGCAAGGCGATGTCCTGCCCCGATGCCGGATCCAGCGCCTCACGAAACGCCCAATAGCTGGCAGCGCGGATATTGGCAAACTGGAAGCGCCCGCTCTTGTCGGTGCGCGTAGACTTCTCGGCGTTGTTCACCGGCGTGACTGCCATGTTATCCAACACCTTCAGATGGTCATAGGCCGACGCGCCCCAACCAATGACGTCGATGAAGACGGGCGCGTTCTGGTCGCCCAGGAACCCAACCACCTGAGCGGCAACCTGCTGGCCGTCCGGCGTCTGGCTGCCGGGGAAGGTTTTCAGCGGATCAAACCAACTGCCGTATAACGGCGCAAAAACCGTCTCATCGTCCCCGCCCCGCGCCACGTCCACACCCAATGCGCGCAAGGCGACATCCGGGCGCTTTCCCTCACGGGCGCGCTGCTGGGCTTGCAGCACCCAGTTGGTCGGCAGCACCTGCCAGGGATCGTCCTGACTGGATACCGTGAAATCGCCATCACGGATCATCGAGCGCAGGGGTTCAGGCAGGTTATCCAGTTGCCGTTCGTATTGCTCTCCCAGATAAGGGTTATCATGACGCGAGGCGGGGATGAATGTTCGACTGATCGGATAGACCATATTCCCGGCACTATCCAGAAACGGTTCGCCGTCTTCGATTTCGATTTCCTTATCATCCCCTACCCGCGCAAACCAGCGTATTTCACCGGGCGCGGCCCGGTTTCCGGGATACTCCGGGTCAATCCAGGGCGCATACCGTTGCACGATCCATTCGCCTTCTGCCGTTGTGGGCGGGTTGAAACAGAGCAGGAGCAGCGTCTTGGCATTGCCGATCCCGCGCAACCAGCCGGTGATGCTGCGCACCTGCGTTTCCAGGAACTCCGCCGCCTCATCGAAGGCGATGAACTCATAAGATTGCCCCTGGTATTTCTTCCAGTCAGTCTCATGCTGGGCATGGCGGAGGCGGATTAGCCGACCATCAAAACGCCAGTGTTTTTTGTCCCCGGCAACAAAGGGCGTGGGAAAGAATGAATTGCCATATTCGATCATATCCGACAATTGGGTGAACTCACGCCGGAAGATCACCGACTTGCGAAACAACGTCCCAGCGATCCCCAGCGCCAGGCTGGACTTGCCACCGCCAGCCTGCCCGCCAAAACCGATCTCCATTACCGCGCCCGATTGGGCACGGGCATAGGCCAGCTTTTGCGGTTCGTTCTCCGGGGCAGGTCGCCAGCGTGGGGCGTCATTCTGTTCCGGCGCTAATGAGCACTGGAGCGCCCTGATTAACGAGGCCTCCAACGTCAAAGGCGATTGCTCTAAGGGTATCCGGGTCTGATACATTCTTTCTCACAATATCCACAACGGCGGCGATCAGGAGCATGGCGCGGTCGGCGGTGATGGTCTGTTGCAGCGCGACCATGTGTTTCCGTTCGCTTTCCACCAGTTTGCGGCGCTGCTCGATGTTATCGGTAATCTCGCGCCAAATCATATATTGTTTTCCCCCGGCGGCAATCAGGTGGTTGAGTTCATTCAGGCAATAAGCCATCTGCGCGCTATCCTTCGCCCGGATAGCCTCGGCCAACGAGTCATAAGTCTGGCTGGTCAACTGCCACAAGCGCCCCGATTCCCCGGTATCTACCTGGGCCAACAATTCCACCGTGCGGGTATCGACCAGGGCGATTTCAGCGCGCAGCGTGAGCAAATCAGCATCCGATTGCGCTTCCAGATATTTCGCGGCCAGGCGCGTGGGCAGGTCTTTCGAATAACGCCCGTGTTTGGTTTGGGGCAGATCGAACCCGCGCGGCGTCAGTCCGCCATGTATCCGGCACACCTCGCGCCCAGACACAATCGGGTTACGACATTGCCGTCCGGTAGACTTGGCTTTTGCCTTACAGCGCCCGTGAGGGTATGTCTTCTTCATGAACCTCTTCCCATCCGTTGGGCGGCGCTTTTTTAGATGTCATTATCGTCTGCGTTCTCTCCCATTACTAAGCGGACGGGTCGGGGTCGAACCGCCACCCCCTAGCTGGTCGCCAGGGTGCTGCCATCAGTCGCCCGCATATCTTCACGTTTCGGGTATGGTTGCGCCAATGGTTCAATCTGGCGACGCATTGCCCGGTCGAGGGGATAGAGATATTTGTGTTTCCCTCTGGTGTATACTTTCTCTGCCAATGGGTCTTTATTTTTACGCAACCATGGTATTTGTTTTGCCCCTTTCCCCCACAAAGAATGGACTTGTCTGCCGTGTAATATTTGTCCATTTACCTTGAACTTTGGTGTCCCCCCATTTATTTGAACCTTCCCAATATAAATCCAATTTCCTGCCTGATAAATCCCCCCAACGTGGTCGTAATCTACGTCTGCATAAGATACTACCAACCGCAACCCCGATGAATGCGCTTTCAATATACGCAAAGAGACTGATACCACCTGAGAAACCTGTGATAAATGGTTTGGATATAAAGCAACTCTGCATAATTCCACGCAGGTTGTCATATCGAGACCAAACTGTTTCCCTAAAAATTGTTGTATCCCATATCCAAAAACACACCCCCCCACAAACTCATTATTCTCCCAGACCCCAATATTCAACCGCTTCCCGGCTGGCATCGACCTGGAATAATGCCAATGTTCAACCGCATACTTCGCCGCCTGATACGAACAGGGCGCGACCAACAAATCAGGCTTCAGGGACATCGCGTATATTCTTCCCACAATGAGGGCAGATAATCGGTTCTAACTGATCCAGGCGTGGCTGTTCATCCATGCCCACTGGCTCGAATAAGGGAACTTGCCCCAGCAACTCCGCCAACTCATCCTTGCCAAATAGCGCGCTCAAATCCACACCGGCGTTCAGGTCGGCGAGAAGCTGGTCAGCGTCCCAGTCAAGTGAAACCTCTTGAGTACGATTATCGAAGTAACTAAGCAATCGCGCCCGTTCCCCATCGTTCAATAAATCCAAGTCTGTCCGCTTAACAACGATAAGTTGTTTTCCATCCGTCTCAACTTCAATCGCATTTTCAAACCCCTGGTCAACGGCGCGTTCCTGTGTCGAATTCCCGGCCAGGATATAATTATTTTTATCGACAACAATTGACCGCCCTAACCCCACACGAGATAGGCTGTCTTCCAACATCTTAACGCCGCGTTCGGTATGTTTGTTTGGGTTGGATGGATCAGGGTGATAATCAATGACTCTAGTTTTTTTCATGTCAGCCATGCACCACTCCATCAAAAAAGCGCAGATGTCGCCCTGCGCTTGCGGCGTCTTGGAGAATGAGTATGAAACGTTTACTGTGCCCGGTGGCGGAGTCGAACCGCCCTGTGTGCGCTCCGATGGGCTTGGACTAAATGGGGGTTTGTCGTTGGGCGCAACATTGTGTAGGGAATATGGTTAAGGATTGTCAGCGCACGCGATCCATTCCGGGCGTTAGTGCCAGTATATCCCAAATTTATCCCAACCTGCAATCAGGTGCAGGTCTTTCCCCCAGTATATCACAATCCTGCTAATAATGGACTATTTTCGTTGAATATTGCTTTCGCTTCTGTCCCAGGTGATAATCCCGATGGTAACGGCTTTCACACTGTTTGCACTTATGACGAAACCCGCACAGCGATTTGGCGTCCCGGTAAAAATGCTGCGGGGTAATAGGAAACTGTCGCCCGCATTCCTTACACTTGCGGCCAAACAACCATTCGAATTCTGCCTGTTCCATCTTGGTAGCAAAGCGCCGATCCGTCTCCAGGACGATGGTACGCTCGATAAAACCACGCCGCTTATGGTCGTGCCCTTCCGGGTAAGCGCCTTTCATGTAGAGGATGCCAGTCTTCTGGCGGTTGATGGCCGCGTCCTCAGTCTGGCGAAACCCGGAGATGGCGCAGTCCGACCCCCAGCCGATGTTACGCTTCTGCTGCCACTGCGCGGCATCGATGCGCGCCGCCCGTTGCAGCGCCCGTTCAAAGCCGGTTAATCTCGGTTCCGCTAATGCCAAATCTCCCTCCCAGAGTAATTCCCCCACCCGGTGACACCATCGAACCAGGCAGGGGATAGCCTCATCTCACGTTTCATTCTCATCAGTGTACACCATTCCGCCGCCCAATGGCAAGCCCAGAGCGAGAATTATGAGAGTTAGATGAATATTACCCTGTTCACCCCTGTGAATGATTGCATGTGTAAGCACATATGCTATACTGTAGATAGTTAAGGATAAAACACAGGAGAACATGAGATGACTAGCCAAATTACCACCCAGTTCTGCAATGGAAACACCGTTATAATTGAAAGTTTTACTGAGACTATGCTGTTCAAGCTCATCGCGGTGAACGGATGGAACAAAACCGAACGCCACAGCACTATTTCAGGGGCAATGGTCGGTTTTGAAATTACCGACGTTAACGGCAACTCAATAGGATTTACCCAGAGAAGTTCTTTAGCGCATCGCCCTCATGCTTTTGTGACTAACTGGGAACGGCTTGAAGTAAAACCCCACGAAATCATCAGCTAACCCCCACCGCCCCAACCCCCAGCCCGGCTCATGCCGGGATTGGCGGTTAAACGAACGAGCGATATAGGAGAATGAAATGACTGCAAAAACTCTAGTCAAGAAATTTGAAAAATGGGACGACGGATATTATCGAATCTTCATCCGGGCGGAATGGAACGGAACCTGCCAGTACGTTTCCTCATTTGGTTGGAGTGCGCGCCAAGCCTTCGCCAGCGCCTTTCAGGAAGCACGTCGCCGCCATAATCTCAATATAGGGAACCTCTATGAGCGCAACAGTTAACCTTTCCGCCGCCCCCAACCCACAGCCCGGCACACCGTCGGGTTTTGTGGGCAAAACTAACATAGTTATAGGAGATTGAAGATGAACATGAATGATCTAATAACGATAGCCCAATTAGAACAGCAATTAACAAGATACCATGCTATGTGTGAAAGTTGCATAAAATTTGACGCCCCCCAGGAAGCGTTGGATGCATTAACCTCCAGGATCGTTGAAACCAATAACCAGATTGCAGCAATCAAATCAACCGGTTTCCATTATTCAGAATATTGGGAAACGCGAATTGCTGAGACTAACCACCTGCGCAATCTAGCCAATAGCTAACCCTCATCCACCCATCATCCCAAAGCCCGCTTCGGCGGGATTTGGGGTTAGAGGACGTTAGCAAACAGGAGAATGAACGATGGTAGACTACGAAGCAATTCGAGATGAACAGTTAATCGAGAGATACAATCAACTCCGGGCGACGCCGAGCGCCAGCACCCTGCGGGAACGCATCTCCCTCTTCAATGAACTGGATCGGCGCAACCTGCTGCCCCGGCTAATCAATGCGGAGGTAAAATCATGAGCCAATTTACAACCGAAT